TGACTCCCATTGCGAATCAAGGCAAGGTGGAATCATCAAAACACAAACAACGGAGTCAAAAATGTTTCGATATGTTACAATTCGCTGGAATGATCCAGAATCAATCAAGGCCGCAGAAAAGCGTAAGGCAATGTTAGAGTCTGAGGGATGGACTCTTATTCATACGTCAACAGGCGAAAATGACGCTTTGCTTTCTTATTCTGACAATCCAAAAATTGTTGACACGGTAAACGAATCAGCGTAATTTAACTTTAGAACAAACGACAAAGGAGTCACAAAAATGTTCGGATTTAACACAAAACCACTAAACGATAACACAAGCGGATTCCGCTTTAACACCCGCCACTTTTCAGGCATTTATCGCAAGCGTAAAACCAAGGCCGCCTATCGTGTTGTGCAAGGTGCAACATTCACCAAAATTGAGCTAGGAAAGCGAGTCGTTTACTTGGAACACAATGCGCCATTGCGTCAACTTTGGAATTGGTAAGGGGGTTTTTTAATGGTGACTCTTGTATCTCCCGCAAGAGTCACTAGTTAAGAAACAACAACAAACAAGGAGTCAATCATGTTTAAATCTTTCCTAATAAATGCCGCCGCTTTTCTTATTTGGTCGTTTACGCTTTGTGTCGTATCGCTTGCGCCATTGTTTCTAGATACGCAAGAGGCAATCGCCGCTATCGTTTGCGCTACTGTTGCCGCTTTCGGTATTATGACAGTTATTTTTTGGGAGTCGGTTTAATGCCTAGTTTTGTAATTTATGACGGTCCATCGCTTATTGACGGAAAGCCCATTGTTGCAATTGCACAAGTTGACTCGGGCAATCGTAAAACTGGCAATATGGTGCAAACTTGGATTCTACGTTCAGATATTGACCCAATAACCGCAAGCCGCATTGGCGCAGACTCGTCAATTTGTGGGGGTTGTCCACACAAGGGAAAGCCCAATAATAACGCTAAGGGATGGGCAACAGATCGGACTTGCTATGTGAATCTACTGTTTGCCCCTAACGGAGTCTATAAGGCATACAAGAGGGGCATTTATAGCACCATGCAGGGGCATGATAACATCCGTGCTATTGGCCTATTGCGTGGCGTAAGACTCGGTAGTTATGGCGATCCAATGGCCGTGCCCTCATACGTGTGGGAATCCCTATGTTCTGGTGCTGAATACGTTACCGCCTATACTCATCAGAATAACACCATGCCCGATTTAGTTATGACAAGCGCAGACTCATGGCAACAGGCCGCAACAGCGTGGAATCAAGGCCAAAGAACATTCCGTGTTGTTGCATCGCTTGACGCTATAGACAAGGCAAATGAGGTCCTATGTCCCGCCAGTAAAGAGGCGGGGGAAAGAGTCCAATGCGCCCAATGCAAGTTATGCGGCGGTAACTCTAAGGCCGCTAAGTCAGTTGCCATTGTGGCGCATGGATCATCAAAGAACAAAGCAAAGAAAGTTGTTAGCATGGCATAATTTTCAATAGGTTGACTCCCGCAACTTGGGGCGCTTTCGGGCGTCCCTTTTTTTCGTTTGTGTTCCGTGGTTTGTCTTGTGTTATTGTGTGGCCTATCTTGTGTGTGACATTAATGCAACAGACTGAAGAATCCTGCGCCGAATCGGTCCGAGCGCAAGAAAAACTTTTGTCAACCCCTAGAATCCTCTTGACAGACCTTGGGACCCTCCAGATTTCCACTGGTGATTCGGGGCGGGCAGCGCAACCACCCACATCTGCAAACTAAAAAATTCCAATGTGTTGCATAAAAGACACACTAGCTATACCAAAGTATTAACTCGACCCCCAAAAAGAATCTAATGTATACAACAGGTTATAAAAAAGTTTACGACTGTTACTTGTATACTACAAAAAAAAGTTATATATATCAGTATAGAGGTACTATACTATAGTATATACGTAAGTTAAAACTACCCACATTTTATACAAATAGATTACAACTAAAGTTCTACTATAGTACCTCTATACAGCTTTCCCAATTCAATTTAGGTGTCGTGGTTAAATGGACAAACTAAAGTATAGCGAGACAATCGCAAAAGCTGTCCGACAGGGCATTAGGAATGGTGTCGCTGTTAAGGACATTATGGCTTCTATCCAGAAGTATCAACAAGCACCCTCTAGTTCTGCTACATTCTATAAGTTGTACGGTGATGACATTGCTCAAGAACGTGCAGAGATTGTAGGCTTAATTGGTTCTGTCGTGATCCAACAGGCAATGGACGGTGACTTTAAGGCTGCTGAGTTTTACTTACGCAGTAAAGGTGGATGGTCACCTACACAAACAAACATTGAGGTTGAAGGCTCTGGTGACGCTGATGAGGACACAGGGGCTATTGACAGCCTGATGTCACTCTTAGGTAAAACAAATGAGTCTCCCGATAACAGCTAACGATCTTAGAGCATTACCCGATGCAGAAGTAGCAGAAATACTGCGAAAGCTAGGGCCTAAACAGGCCGAAGAACTACGGTATAACTGGGAGTTCTGGGCTAGACCTGAGCAACTAGAACCTGAAGGTGATTGGAATGCTTGGTTAGCCCTAGCTGGTCGTGGTTGGGGTAAGACTAGGGCTGGTGCTGAATGGGTAAGACATAGGATCAAAAAAGGTGATAAAATTGTTCATTGTGTCGCCCCCACAAAAGGTGACGTTAGGCGAGTTATGGTGGAAGGAGATAGCGGTCTCCTCAACGTCTGCTGGTCAGGAGACAAGACTTACCGTGGAAAACATATTGGTTTCCCTATTTGGTCTCCCACGAACAATACTCTGACATGGGAAAACGGTGCTAAAGCCGTATTTTTCTCAGCAGAGGACCCAGAACGTCTACGTGGTCCACAGGCTTACTCAGCTTGGACGGACGAGTTGTGTGCATGGCGCAATGCACAAGAAACTTGGGATATGATGATGTTTGGCCTACGTTTGGGCCGAAAGCCACAGGTTTTTATCACAACTACACCAAAAACTACAAAATTACTACGAAATATTATATCTGACCCCAAAACTACAATTTCTAAGGGTTCTACGTTTGATAACGCAGCAAACTTAGCTGGTACGTTCTTGGATGCAGTCAGAAAGACCTACGAAGGTACACGCCTTGGTAGGCAAGAATTATATGCAGAGATATTAGATGAGGCATCAGGTGCCTTATGGAACCGTGAGTTACTCTTCAAGTGTGAAATAGACAAAGAGGATGTACCACCTCTATCACGTATTGTCGTGGCAGTTGACCCTGCTATTACTAATAAGACAGACAGTGATATGACTGGTATTATTGTCGCTGGCATAGACCAAGATGGTATTGCCTACGTACTTGAAGATCACACAGATAACTACAGCCCAAAGGAATGGGCATCTAAAGCTATCGAACTTTATCACGAACATATGGCTGACCGAATTGTTGCAGAACGCAACCAAGGTGGTGATATGGTCCGTCATACTCTGCAAACCGAAGATGAAAACGTCCCTATTAAGTTAGTACATGCTAGTCGTGGTAAGATGGCTAGGGCAGAACCTGTGTCAGCCTTATACGAGCAAGGTAAAGTAAAGCATGTCAAGGGACTTAACGAATTAGAAGATCAAATGGTCCAGTGGGAACCTTTAGGGTCCATAGGCTCACCAGACCGTCTTGATGCTATGGTATGGGCTTTAACGGACCTCTCACTGAATGGATATGCAAAACCACAGTTAATACTAGCATACTCCAATGCCAAAGGTTTAAGATAAGATGGTAAAGAAACTCTCACCTACGGAAGCCACCCAAGTTCTGGGTGTCGCTGGCGATAACACACATAACGGTCAAATCCGTGCAGACGAGTTTCTAGCTGAATTACGTGGTAAGAAAGCTATCAATAAGTTTCGTGAGATGCGTGACAACGATAGCACCATTGGCGCAGTGATGTATGCAACAGAACAAGTGTTGCGTGATGTCGAGTTAAAAGTGGAGCCAGCTAATGATACACCTGCTGCACAACGTGAAGCTGATTACGTCAAAAGTGTTCTTGATGATATGGAACACAGCCTTGATGATCACGTTGCTGAGGCATTGTCGTCACTATCTTATGGCTTTGCTTGGTTTGAAGTTGTATATAAGCGGCGTGTTGGCCCAACTGAAACAAACCCTAAGAAGAAATCTAAGTTCAGTGATGGACGCATGGGTGTACGCAAGATTGCTATTCGTGCGCCTTGGACAGTCTCTAGGTTTGAAGTAGATAAGCAGACAGGTGAAGTATTGGGGGTCTACCAAGAAGGTAGCTATGCTGGAACAAATAAGCACTTTATCCCTAGTCGCAAAAGCCTTTACTACCGCACTACTACAATTAATGGTGACCCTGCTGGGCGTAGCATCCTTCGCAACGCTTATACTAGCTATCAGTATCTTAACAATCTACAAGCTATTGAAGCTATTGCGGTGGAACGTGAGTTGGCGGGTATTCCTGTTGCTCGTATTCCTAGTGAGTATCTCTCTGCTGATGCTACCCCTGCCCAAGCGTCCTTCCTTGCCAACTTGCAGCAGATTCTGCGTGACGTTAAGTTTAACGAGCAAGGATACATCATCACACCATCTGACACGTACCCCGATAGTAACGGAAGTCCTACCAACATTAGATTAGTTGATGTTGAGTTGATGGCAAGTAACGGTAAGAGGAACATAGACATTGACCCTATTGTTCGTCGTTATCAGCATGACATTGCCAGAAGTGTGCTTTCAGAGTTCCTCATGCTTGGAAGCCAAGGTGGTTCATACGCCTTGTCCAAGTCAAAGACAGACCTGTTCCTTCGAGCCTTGGAGTCCTACATTCAAGCTATTGTGGACGTACTCAATAAACAGTTGATCGAACGCTTATGGGAACTAAACGGTCTGAATTATGACCTCATGCCAGTTATTAAGGCTGGTGATGTCGCTCCGCATGATCTTCGTGAGATTGCTGGATTCCTGCGTAACCTCAACGGCGCAGACATTAACGTGGCAGATCATCCAGAGGTTATCCAAAACCTTATGGATATTGCTGAACTCAATTATGACCCTGACGTTGGGGTTAAACAAGAACAAACAGAACAGGAAGAAGAATAATGGCGTTCTTAAATGATCGTGTGTTCGACAACGGATTAACAATCCTAGACACAGAAGCAAATGCAATTCACGTAACTTCGCAAGAAGCGGCAGATTACACAGAAGCAACATCAACATACACACTAGGTAACTCTACATCACTTTCCATCGGCGCACCTGCTGACCGTACTGGTGGTGGTCGTAAGGTTGAAGTGGCAGCTATCTCTGATGGCTCTATTACTGGCACTGGCACAGTTACTCACTACGCTATTGTTGACACAGTAAACTCTCGTTTGCTTGCTACTGCTGCCCTAACAGCATCACAGTCTGTTACTAACGGCAACACATTTACACTAGCAACATTCGATATTGGTATCCCTGACCCATCATAAGGTTGAACTATGGCACTTGTAATTAAAGATCGTGTAAAAGAAACCACTACAACTACTGGTACTGGTACTTACACATTGGCAGGTGCCGAAAATGGGTACCAAGCCTTTTCAGTAATTGGGGATGGTAATACAACTTACTACGTATGTTCTGATGGAACAGAATGGGAAGTAGGGGTAGGAACTTACACTGCCTCTGGCACAACACTAGCACGTACTACCATCCTATCGTCCTCTAACAGTGACAGTGCTGTTAATTGGTCTGCTGGTGAAAAGTTTATCTTTGTTGCTCAACCTGCATCTAGGGCAGTTTACAACGATGCTAGTGGTGATTTTGTAGGTTCACCTACGTTTACTAACACAATAACATTTGAACCTATCGCTCACCCCACACATGCCGAAGGTCAAGTATATTACGACAGTACACACAAAACTTTGTCGTATCAAGGTGACATTGATGGTGTAGAGCATGAGATTGGGATTGAGGAACACGTAAGAGTTTATAATAACTCTGGTTCAACTATTGAAAAAGGTAAGCCTGTATATTGGTCAGGTAATGCTAATGACCATCCTACTATTGGGTTGGCTAATGCTACAAGCGAGACTAAGTATAATGTTCAAGGTCTTACTGCTGGCTCTATTGCTAACAATTCTTATGGATATGTTATTGTATCTGGTCTTGTAGATGAGATTGATACATCAGGACTAACAGCAGGTCAAAACGTATTTGCTGGTTTGACTGATGGTGCATTGCAGAACGCAAGTCCTACGTATCCTAACTTTCCTATGTGTCTTGGTTGGGTTATTAAGTCTCATGCTACTGACGGTATCATTCTTATTAACCAACAGAACCACTCAGTAAACTCATTCAGAGTTAGAACTGATGCGCACGTTGGTGGTGATATGATCATTGGTGGTGACCTTACCGTACAAGGTTCTCAGATTGTGTCGTCAACAGAGAACATTGCCATCGGTGGTGCGTTTAACTATCTTAACGCTGGTAACACCATTGGCGAAGCTAACACTACTTTTAGTGGTACTGGTGTAGATGATGCCTATTTCTCTGGTCACTACAATGGGCCAGACAGTAGAACATTCTACGTTAAGATTGACGGTCAAAAGACTGGTACAGGCGGTGTTGACACGATCACTTGGTCGTACAACAGTGACTTCTCTAGCCCAGAAGGTACAGCCGTAGATATTTCTGTGGGGGAGACTACTCTTGCTTACGGTATCGGTATTACCTTTGCTACAGACAAGAACCACACACTAAACGACCAATGGTCAGGTGCAGCAGCCCCAGTTAATGTAGACACAGGGTTCTTTACCAACTACAACACAGGCTCTTCTGGCGTAGGTTATACCCACGCAGGTATGTACTGGGATGCATCCACATCTAAGTGGACGTTACTTGATGAGTACGATCCAGAACCAGAAGGTACTATTGACCTAAGTGATGCCTCTGTAGTTTATGGTACATTAAAAGCTGGTACATTTGAGGGTAACCTATCAGGTAATGTGACAGGTAATGCCGATACAGCTACGAACCTAGCAACAGCACGTACTATTTCCCTTACAGGGGATGTATCTGGAAGTTCTACATTCGATGGATCAACAAACGTATCTATTACAGCTACTGTTGCTGACGATAGTCATGCTCATACTACTTATGTAGAAAAAGCTGGCGATACTATGACAGGAACACTAGAGGTTCCTACTGTAGATTTCGGTGACTGGACTATTACAGAATCAGGTGGAAACTTAATCTTCCAATACCAAGGGACAACAAAGTTCAGCATGGACACCTCTGGCACCATGAAGGTAGCCAATGACGTAGAAACTGACGCTACATTCTAATGATAATAATAAGCTAATAGTGGGAACACGAAGATGGCAGTCAAGATTAATGGTGTTGAGGTTATTGATGATAGCCGTAACATTACTTCAAACGTAGGCACAGTCGATGGTCGTAATGTCGCCAGCGATGGTACTAAACTAGACGGTATCGAAACTGGTGCTGACGTTACTGCTGACAATTTAGGTTCTGCACTTACAGGCTTAGGAACTATCACCTCTACAGCAAGCGATGACATTCTGCCTATCTATGATACCTCTGCTGGTGCGTGGAAGAAAGCTACAGTCACTAACTCTGCTTTGGTTGGTCCTACTGGTCCAACTGGTCCCACAGGACCTACAGGACCTCAAGGTGCTACTGGCCCTACTGGTCCTACAGGGCCGCAAGGAACTAAAGGACAAAAGGGTGAGTTAGGAGCAACTGGCCCTACAGGTGCTACAGGCCCTACAGGTTTAACTGGTGATACTGGGCCTACAGGACCTACTGGTGCCAAAGGTCAAAAAGGTGAGGTTGGCGCACAAGGTGCTACAGGTCCTACAGGACCTACTGGACCAACAGGTGCTAAAGGCCAAAAGGGTGAAGTAGGTGCTACAGGCTCCACTGGACCAACTGGTTCTACTGGACCTCAAGGTGTTGCTGGTCCTACTGGCCCCACAGGCTCTACTGGTCCAACTGGACCCACAGGTGCTAAAGGTCAAAAAGGAGAAGTAGGTAACACAGGTTCTACAGGCCCTACTGGTGCTACAGGCCCTGTCGGTCCTACAGGTCCTACTGGACCAACTGGTCAAAAGGGACAAAAGGGACAAACTGGTGCTACTGGTCCAACAGGTTCTACAGGCCCAACAGGTCCTACTGGTTCCACTGGTCCAACAGGACCCCAAGGTCAAAAGGGACAAAAAGGTCAAACTGGTGCTACTGGATCAACAGGTCCTACAGGTGCTACTGGTCCTACTGGTGCTAAAGGCCAGAAGGGTGAAGTAGGGGCTACAGGTCCTACAGGACCTACTGGACAGAAGGGACAAAAGGGACAGACAGGTTCTACAGGGCCTACTGGTCCAACAGGTCCTACTGGCCCAACTGGTCAGAAGGGACAAAAGGGCCAGACAGGTTCTACTGGTCCTACTGGTCCCACAGGACCTAACGGTCCCACAGGTTCTACTGGCCCTACAGGACCAACAGGTCCTACTGGTCCAGCAGGTCCAAACGGTGGTTCTTACCACTACACAGACTCAGGTAACAACTACACTAAATACCGTCTGTGGGGTACAAGTTCTTCCTACGGTATTGGTATGGTTTCTGGTCAGGCACACGGCGACCTGAATGACTACGCTATGACCTTCCAGATGAACAACGACGATGATCGTGGTTTCGTTTGGCGTGACGAGGGTATGACCGCAAGTCAAGCTGCAATGTCGTTATCTACACGTGGTCGTTTGGTTGTAGCGGATACAATGCGAGTTGGTTACGGTATTAGTGATCTATATGGTTCAGGCTATGATCTTGAGGTTGCTGGTGATGCTTGGATTAGTAACGATATGTATTTGGGCGACCAAATTATCCATGTCGGTGACACCAACACGTATATGCAATTCCATGCGGCTGACCAATGGCGTGTTGTTACAGGTGGCTCAGAACGACTTGAGGTAAACAATACTAACACTACCGTACAAAACAACTTAGTTGTAAGCGGAAGTGCTACTTTTAATGGCTCTGTATCAGGTGTTTCTGCAAGTGCTAAGTCTGGTGTATTCTGGGAAAACAACCAAACTGTAACCAGTAACTATACTATCACAAACGGTCAAAATGCAATGTCTGCTGGTCCAATTACCATTAACTCTGGTGTAACAGTCACCATCGGTGACGGAGAAGTTTGGTCTATTGTATAATGTTTGATATTCAACTTTCTTCGGATAAAGGTTTAGAGTGGGGTAACGTAATTATAACCCCACAAGAACTTGCCCAGTACATAGAGGGTATAGATATCATAGATGGTCTTTTGGTTTTAGATGGCGTGAAATTTGTTAATCATGACAATAAAGAGTACATAACAGACCAGAGTGGTACTAAACACTATCTACTAGATTTGCTAGAAAGAATACAAAATGGCTACTCTCAATCTTGGAAATTCGGCTAGTTATAATGGTGCAACTAACAATGCAGCAGGTATTGCATCTACTTTAGGTTCCGATTACGCCACGGCCTCTTCTGGGGCTTTAACCCTAAAACGCAGGGTTTCTGTACAGAACCTGTCTACTGGTCTTGTCATAAAACGTGGTGGATCATCTGATGTATTTGCTACAGGTGGTCCTGTCGTGTCAAGTAATACCCAAGGTCCACTTGAAGTGACTTCAGCAGACGGTGGTTTGTTTGGTACTTCTGTTACAATAAACAGTGGTGTTTACCTTTGGTCTGATGATAACACTGAGGCTGCCCTTATTATTAGTACACCCTGTACGGTTACAAACAATGGCAAAATCATGGGCAAAGGTGGTAACGGTGGTGGATGGGAAAACACTAACGGTACAGGATCGTTTCTGTCACCCGAAAACGGTGGACCAGCTATTGAAATTAACTCTTCAGGTGTAACCATTACAAATAACACCAACGCTTGGATTGGCGGGGGCGGCGGTGGAGGAGGAAACATCGGCGGCGGCGGTGCTGGAGGAGGCAAAGGCGGTAACGGTAGATACCTCGCCCCGGGTCCAACACAGCAACCCGGGGGTGCTGGAGGTTCAGTCGGTAATATTGGTGGCTCAGGTGCTTCTGGTAAAGACGGATACCCAGTTGCTGGCGGCGGTGCAGGTGGTGGTGGCGCACACACAACCTCATGGTATGGCGGTGGTCAATCAGGGGGCGGTGGCGGTGGTCGCATATTTCCTGGGACTGGCGGTGCTGGTGGCGTAAACGGTTGGGGACCTCCTACTGGACAAAACGGTGGTGCTGGCGGTGCTGGTGGAAACGCTGGTAGTAACGGCTTCGGCGGTGGCGGTGGTGGCTGGGGTGCGTCTGGGGGTAACTCAGGTGGCTCTGGTGGCGCAGCTATTGATGACAACGGAAACACTTACACTTTAAGCAATAGCGGAACTATATACGGCTCAACATAATGTCATACTCATTTAATCAGCAACAATATGAAACTGTAGAGCAAGTCAACAATGCAGTTGCAGAACTTAAAGTTAGGCTGGATAACAACCCTACAGATTGGTGCGTTGTGAAAGTCTTATCTGGCAACGCAGAAGATGGTTGGGTTATTCCAACAGAAACATTAAGCGACTTAGAGATAGGTAATTTGTCTGAGGATAGTTATTACAGTGTATCCTCTATTTACGATGGTACTTCTTATGTTGGTGTAAGTGGAAACGAAGCATCACAAAAAGTTCGAGAGATGCGAACACAATATGCAACAGGTTTAAGGGCAAATACTATCATCAAAGAGTATGCACCAACTGAAACAGATATGTCAGGATATGTATAATGGTAAGTTATATAAGAGGCGACGACGACTTTGATAGTTCCGAAGGTGGGGGCAGTACAGATTGGGGTGCCGTAGGATCATACGGAGAGTTTAACACCATCACCAACCAATCGACAGAAGTACCAAACCCTAGTGCAACGACTAGCGGCAGTAATTTAACCTCAGCAGGTGGTGGTACATACCCTTATGGGTCAAACTACACAATATCTGGCACTTCTTATGCTGTAAGCGGGACTTGGAGACTTATGGGTAACTTGGGTAGTACGTCTACTAGCTATGTTTCCAGTATTTTTTGTAGAGTGAGTTAAATGGTAAACAGAGTAATTATATCAGAGGTAAGAAATGCTAAATCTCTTAATGAAGAGAATACTTTTTTTGACCTAGAGATAAACCATCCAATACACGGTTGGCTACCCTACACACTATCTCCACACGACACTGATATGACTGTAGATAATTCTGTCTTATTAGAACTAATAGGTGATGACTTTCAGGCTTATGTAGCACCAACTCAAGAAGAGTTAGATGAAGCTGCTGCTATTGATGTTCGTCGTCGTCGTGACATGGCTCTTATGGTAGAAGTAGACCCTATTGTATCTAACCCACTTCGTTGGGCAGACATGACCACAGAGCAACAGAACGCATGGACTGAGTTCAGGACAGCTTTGTTAAACATTACAGAACAAGAGGGTTTCCCGCATAATGTAGAGTGGCCCGATAAACCCTAGGGTATTTAAGCATGTCTAAGATAACTATAAGCGGAACAAATGGTATTACTGGTTATGAGTCTAATAACACCACTGTCTCTAAATCCTATAGTAAAAGTGACCTTTTTAACTTAAAACCTAGTGTGTTTACAAGTCAAACAAATATGGTCATTGCTCAAGGTGCAAATTTTGATGGTACAGTTGCTCCACCAGAAATTCATTTTGAACAAGACGATAGCACTTTACCTTTAATTGATGTAGGTCTAAAATACATTACATCCAATTTTGAGACTGCTACAGAAAGTGATCAAAACCATACAATGCCATCAAATATTCAAGCGGGTGACTTGCTTGTTATGATGCAAGCCACGGTTATGAGTACTTCACAAGGCTATGGTATATCAAGGCAATACGGAACAGGGTTTACAGGTGTAAATACAAACTGGTACAGTGTTTATGGATACTGGGGTGGAAATTATCACATAGGTAACCATATTGTTTCTTACAAGATTGCTACATCCTCTGATGCAGGTGCAACAATAGGTGGTTTTGAAGTTTTAGGCAGCTCTTACGGCACCCCCTACGGAAACAGGTGGCTGGCTGTATTTAGACCTACAAATTACAGTCCGTCTGGTACTGTTACGGTTCAACAGGTTTCAGCAGGTTATAGGGTAGGGACACTGACAGTAGCTTCGCATCAGCACGCTTTAAGTTTAAATCCTACTGGACCTTACAGTTGTGTTGTAGGTTTTTACGTAAGTAATGCGGGTAACAAAACTGCAACTTCTAACTTAGCTATAGACGCACAAAATACTACCCAAAACGGAACTACAGCACAAGCCTCTAAGCATACTTACGCTATTGGACAAGTAAACTCTACTAGCGCAGTAACTTTAACAGGCCCAGCAGCACAAACTGCCATAGACGGTTGTACGCTGGTTGCACTTACTTTGTCATAGTAAAAACTAGGATAAACCAATGACCCGAACATGTTGGCTATACTGGCCTAAAGCAGTAGACACTGCTAGAGTATTTGATCTTGTAGAAGAAGATAAGGTAGAAGATGCTACCGTTTTTAGCGGTGTTAATTTAGACCACAGACGTAGTAAAATCTCTTGGATCACTGACAAAGACAGGGCAGTAGAAATACTAAGCCCTTTTGTTCTAGCTGCTGCTCAAAACATGGGCATTGAAGTTTTACCAATAGCTGACTTTCAGTATACTGAGTACCACGGTACTGACTCTGGAAAATATGACTGGCACCATGATATTAATTGGGTCAATAACTCTGGTAATGATAGAAAGTTGTCCGTAACAGTTCAACTGTCAGACTCCGATGAATACGAGGGCGGCAACTTTGAGTTTGGTGAAGTAGAAACACCCCCAACTGAGTGTCGTCAAAAAGGCACTGTACTCGTATTTCCATCATACCTACAGCACAGGGTTTCTCCAGTTACATCAGGTGTACGTAAGACACTGGTAGCTTGGTTCGAGGGGCCAACATGGCGGTAGTCTATCAGGTATCCCTTCACGGTGATGCCTACGATGCCAGAGATAAGACTTGGAACCAGATATACTCTGAGACTGGCTGTAAGCCTCGTACAGGCTGGAAAGACCCTTTACTTGATCGTACCCTGCTAAAGGGTGAGTTTGGTTGCTCTGTGAGCCATATGAGAGTTTGGCAGAAGATTGCAGACAGTGGTTTAAATGGTATCATACTAGAAGAGGATGCAGTATTTACTGAGATCAACCCTCACCATGTAGATCATAAGTTGGAGGATCACGACAGTGTGTGGCTTGGGTATAGACTTAATAGTCTTGGTTACTGGTATAATTGTCATGCTTATGCTATTACTCCTGATACTGCCTTATTACTTTTAGAGGGCTTTAGTCAGAACATTATACCTGTCGATGAATGGGTACCTTCAAAACTAAAAGACAAGCGTAATTACTTCTACCCCGAAGAGGTTGTTAAGCAAATACCTCGTGAAACCCGACCTAGCACGATTGAGGAAACAGATATGCTACCCGAAGAAGATATTAATATGCACATTGTAACTGTCGCTACCAACCCTAGTAAGGCATGGGCCTTATATCAGTCAGCCGACAGGTTTGGTGTAGAAGTACATAACCTTGGTAAAAACTCAGACTGGTATGATCCTATGGAAGGTCATGCAGGTATGCCCAAGATTGACATGATGATTGACTTCCTAAAGGAGTTACCTGATTCAGACATTGTGTTGTTCTTAGATGGTTACGACACGTTCTTTGTTAATTCACCATTAGAGATACTAGAACGGTTCAAAGGTTTTGGTGTAGATGTACTCTTTGGTGCAGAGGACAACTTCTGGCCCCCAGAAGAGTTCCTACAGAAACAGTTTGACCGTCAACACCCTAACGAGTATTACAAATACCTAAACAGTGGTTGTTACATTGGTCGTGCCGATGCTTTGTATCACTTGCTTACAGAGCCAGTTGTAAATGACACAGGGGATGATCAACGGTATTGTCAAGTAAGATATCTAGCACGTACTGAACCTCCAGAGGATTCACCTACTCATTGGAAATGGGATCGTATAAACTTTCCTTACAAGATTGCCTTGGACCATGAGGCTTACATCTTTCAAAACCACGACAATTCTGTAACGGTTCAAGATCGTCAGATGTACGGTGCTATCTGTTGCCCTTGTGTTTATCATGGTAACGGTGGTCAGTTAGCTAAAGATAAGTTTGTAAAGTTAGCTGCTGAGTTTGGTTACAAAGAGCCTCAACCTACTGCTTATATTATGACTTTAGATTATGAGGAAGTTGCACCAGATGTTTTAGTTACCCCTTTTATTACGGAGCAACAATGTGAATGGTTAATTTACAAATCAGAACGTCTTGGCAAATGGGATCAACTTGAGGGTGATAAGTTTCCAGCACAAGAGTTACGGATAAGAAACCTTGGCTTGTGGGAACATTATGAGAAACTCTGGAAAGAGAAACTTGCTAAGATTGCTATGGAGCATTGGAAGCCATATGCTCACATTGGTTTACGTGATGCCTTTACCATGCGGTACTCTATGGATACGCAGAAAAGTTTGGGGTGGCATACGGATGCTTCGTTGGTTACTGGTTCGGTAAAGCTGAACGACAACTACGAAGGTGCTACACTCATTTTCCCACGACAAGAGTTTACTAACATTGACGTACCTGTCGGTCACTGTATCCTATTTCCATCGGATGTAACTCATGGTCATTATGTTGATGAATTGCAAAGCGGCACAAAGTACAGCCTAACAATGTGGACCTCAAGATATGAGGGTGATGTAAACTAGGAGTAACAAATGTTTGGCACTAGCCCATTTTCATCGGCCCCATTTGCAGATATGGGGACGGAAGAGTACGAACTTACGGCTAATGCCATTACTACTGGCAACCCTAGTGTCGCTACCTCTACATTGTATGAAGAAGAAACCTTGGCTACACAAGGTACTCTTTTATCAGGTACACCAACACTAGGTACGTCTGACTTTAACCAAGGTCAAACACTATTATCTGGAAACCTAGACACAAACTCTGCATCTGTTGATGATGCTACTATGCAAGAGGATGAAACCTTTAGTGCAGGTAGCTTAGATACCAACAGCCCAGTGCTAGGTACAGCAGATATTACAGAGGACAATCAACTAGGTGATTCTGGAGAACTTGCCTCTGGTAACCCAACACTAAGTACGTCTGACTTTAATCAGACACAAACATTTGAGTTTGATTCATTATCAACAGGTAATGTTTCTGTTCCAGACATAAGTATGTCGGAAGAGGAAACTCTTTCTACAGGCAATGTAATTACAGGTTCTGCCTATGTAGATACAGCAGATATTACTGAAAACAATGACTTATCCACAGGTGACTTAGATACTGGTTCCGTAAGTGTACCTGATGCCACTATGCAAGAGGATGAAACCTTTGCAGCCACTGAGTTAGCTACAGGTGTTCCTTCATTAGATACATCAGATTTCGACCAGACACAAACATTTGAGTTCCCTGATTTAGAGACAGGTGACGTTTCTGTACCAGATATAAGTATGTCAGAGGAAGAAACTCTCTCTGCACAACTTATGGTCATTAACGATCCTGAGACTCCCTCTGTTGACTTCACTCAAGGTCATAACTTAGGTTCTGTAACCTTTGTAACTGGTGCAGTTAGTGTTCCTGATGTAAATATGTCAGAGGAAGAAACCCTTGGTGCAGTAAACCTAGATACAGGGCCTGTAGATTTAGTCTTAGACAGGATTTATCAGGATCATACCCTAGGTGATGCAGATAGTATAAATACAGGGCTTCCAGTATTTGATAATGTCACTTTACTACAATATCACATACTTTCCGTAGATAATATAGATACAGGCAAACCTGAAGTTGGTCTACCTAATGTTGAGTCAAATCACATATTAGAAACTGATGATCTAATCACAAACTTACACATACTTGGTACACCTCTATATGATGCTGACTTAGCACGTGAAGTTAATGCAGACAACAGAAAAATAGGAAACAGGGCAACTTTCTCTGGCGGTAATAAAACCAAGTTTGGACGTACTGCTGGAAACAGAGTTAAGGTAGGATAATGGCTTTTAAGATTAAGACAAACGACAGCAGCCCAAAGTTGACTGTAGACCTAGAGGATGCAGCAGGTAATGCTATCACTCTAGCTGGTTGTGCAGCAAGGTTTCATATGAAAGCGTATGGAGCAACCACACTAAAAGTTGATGCTGTTGCTGACATCACAGATGAAGATAATGGTCGTGTTGAATACACTTGGGCATCAGGTGATACAGATACTGCTGGAACTTACTATGGTGAGATTGAGGTAACCTTTGCTGATAACTCAGTAGAGACATTCCCTAACTCTGGTTACTTCACAATCATTATCCAAGAGGACCTAGACTAATGTATGATCCAGATACTTTACCCACAGAAGAAGAGATCAACAAAGCTGATAAACCTCTAAACAAGCCATTTCGCCTACCCAAGGGTTCTAGCAAGAAGTTTGGCGTATACGTTAAGGATGGCGACAAAACCAAGAAGGTTACCTTTGGTGACCCTAACATGGAAATCCGTAGGGATGATCCTAAAGCGAGAGCAAACTTTCGTAGTCGTCATTCCTGTGATACAGCAACCGATAAGACTAGCGCACGTTACTGGTCTTGCAGAATGTGGAGTAGTAGTACCGTGGGCAGTATGACCAAAGATATTACAGGCCAAATCCTAAAGGCCGATGAAGAACAACGCATGGTCTATGGCTGGGCCTCTGTAGTAACCGAAAAGGGTGAACCAGTAGTTGACCGCCAAGGCGATGTAATCGAACCTGACACACTTGTTAAAGCTGTAAACAAGTTTATGGAACATGTACGTGTCGGTAAAGAAATGCACCAAGGTGAGCAAATTGGACGAGTGATCCATTCAATGCCAGTCACTAAAGAAATAGGTGAAGCCTTGGGCATCCAGTCTGACCGTGAAGGTTGGGTCGTAGCTTTCAAAGTATACGATGATGACGTTTGGTCACGTGTTAAGTCTGGTGAACTAGCTGCCTTTAGCATTGGCGGCAAAGCAATCAAGGAAGATTATGACGATGCCTAATCTACTTAAACAACTTGAACTAGAAGAGTTATCCCTTGTGGATCGCCCTGCCAATGCACAAGCAATGGTATCCCTGTTCAAACGTGACAACTCCGATGAGGAAGAAATGAACCAAGAAACAGAAAAGTCTTACGACGAAGAAAAAATGGACTGCCCAGATTGCACAACTGAAAAAGCATGTGATCAACACATGGAAGTTGCAGAAAAGTCCGAAGAGATTGACCCTATGGTAGCAGAGATCGACACACTGAAAGCAGAGAACGAGCGTCTACGCAAGTCTTTGATTGAAGCAGGTTATGTCATCAAAGCAGAATCAATCGAAAAGAAAGCTGAACCAGAGTACCTAGAGTACAACGGTGAGCAAGTAAACAAAGCTGACATCCCAGCAGTGATCTTGAAAGCCCTAGAGGAAGCAGAGGTCGCTAAAGCAGACGCAGAGTTGACTAAATCAGCAACAGAATCCCTACCTCACTTTGACGTAGATGTTGCCAAGGCTCTTGTCGCTAAACATGCTGATGACGAAGCTGTAATGAATGTCCTGAAAGCTGCCGACTCAGTGTTCGCAGGTAAGATGGAAGAAGTCGGTAAATCGGACGCAGACGGTGAGTTCGCTTCTGCTGCTGACGCACTAGATGCAATGGTTAAGTCTTACATGGACGAAAACCAAATGAAGAAATCAGAGTATGCCAAAGCATATGCTGCTGTAGCTAAAACAGACGATGGCAAGGCTCTTATCAATAAATCCTATAAGGGGGAATAACAATGGCTGTAATGCAAAGCCGTGATACACGCACATTCAACGCTGGTGAGGACCTATCGTCAGCACAATTCAAGTTCGTCACACTAGAAGCAGACGGAAACGTAGACCTAGCAGACGCTGCTGGTGAGCGTTGCGTAGGTGTTCTACTGAACAAACCAGACGCTGCTGGTAAAGCTGCTACTGTTGCTATGACTGGTAAAGTCATGGTTGTAGCTGGTGGTTCTGTAACTGCTGGTGACGAAATCGCAACGGACGCTTCTGGTGACGCAGTAACTGCTTCCTCAACAAACATTGTCATGGGTTATGCCCTAGAGGATGCGGTTGACGGACAAGTATTTGCTATCGAACTAATCCAAGGCGGCAACGCTGCTGCGTAACAAAGCATAGAGAGGAATAAATAAATGCCTATGTTGACACCATCGGCGGTCCACCTAGACCAGCCGCTTACAAACTTGACCATTGCTTATGCTCAAGACCAAAACGCTTTCATTGCTGACAAAGTTTTCCCTGTTGTAGGCGTAGAACGTCAGTCTGACAAGTATTACATCTATGACCGTGCAAACATGAACCGTACAGGTGACGTTGCTAAACTAGCACCACGTACAGAAGTCAACCGTATCGGTCAAGCAATCTCAAACGATTCATACTATGCAGACGTTTATGGTCTAGGTATGGACTTTGACGAACAGACACTTGCAAACGAAGATGCTGCACTAGACATCCGTGCATCAGGTGCGCAAACTCTTGTCAACCGCCTAATGATCCACCGTGAGGAACAGTTCGCTGATACATTCTTCAAGGCTGGTGTCTGGGGTACAGACAGCACACCATCAAACTTGTGGTCAGACTACACAAACTCAACTCCAATCAAAGACGTAACTAACGCTCGTCGTACAATGCAGTTGAAATCTGGCGGCTTCAAGCCAAACACAATGGTTGTCGGTAAAGAAGTTCGTGACATCTTGATCAACCACCCAGACATTCTTGCACGTTTGAACGGTGGCGCAACTGTAAACAACACAGCGATGATCACAGACGCTAAACTAGCGGAAATCTTTGAAGTAGAGAACTTCTACGTCATGGAAGCTGTGAAAAACACTGCTGTTGAAGGTGCTGCGGAATCTAACGCATTCATCGGTGCAGACCACGCATTGTTGGTACACGGCCCACGTAACGCTGGCCTAATGACACCAGCAGCGGGTCTAACATTTGCTTGGAACAACATTCCATCTGCAAACAACTTGGGTATCACTGTTGAGTCTTTCTCAGACGATGCATTGAAGCGTCAACAAGTTGCAGAACACATTCAAGTTAAAATGGCTTATGACATGAAAGTCACAGGCGCAGACTTGGGTTACTTGTTCGAGCAAGTGATTGCATAAATTACTCTAGGGGGGCTTCGGTCCCCCTTTCCCTTTAGCTAGGAAAGTCCCGATATGAATTTTGATATGCCAATGCAAATTGACCAGCCCTTGTTTGTCAAGGTACCCTTCGATGGTTCTGGTCGATCATGGAAAACACAAGAACACTTCCCTTGGAAGGAAATGGGAGTAGACTACGAGCGAGTGAAACACTTGTACGGTATCCGCTTCCTATACCACAACGAAGAATTAGCAGCTAACCTAAAGGTTGGTGATGGACTAGAAGCACTAGACCTTGCTGGACTAAACGAACTTGTCAATACGATTAACGCCAAGGTTAAAGCTAAGACAAGTAACGACACAGAGTTCCAACGCAAGAAGTGCAAGAAGTCAAAGATACTAGACAAACAGCGTGGCCTGATACGATCTTGGCGGCGTAACTATGGCGAACTAGAGGTATGATAAATGGCTTGGTCCTATGATGAACGTAACTTAAATACAACGGATGCTTTGGGTCGTCTTAACGCCACACGGTTTCTGATTGGTGATACCAATGAGGATGACCAGCAGGTACAAGACGAAGAAGTTGCGTTTGCACTGGCCCAAGCTAACAACAACACATATTTCGCTGGTGCATTTCTATGTCGCACCATTGCAGCTAAATACTCACGTAACGTAGACGTAAAGATAAGTGGTGCCTTAGAAGAGACATCTAGTCAACTACAGGCCCACTACCTTGAACTAGCAGAAGCCTTGGAGTATCAAGCACAGAAAACTGGTGGTGTACTTGGTATCAAGGCAGGTGGTATTACTAAGTCCACTGTAGATAATGTAAGAGAAAACACTAACCGTGTAAAACCTTCATTCAATAAAGACCAGTTTAAAGTAGACGAACAATACTACGACTACGAGTAAGGAGTTAGCCATGAACGCCTACAATCTACTGCGACTTGTGCAGAGACATGGTTCTACTCTGACCTTGCATAAGGTGTCGGAAGGTACGTATGACCCTGCCACTGGTTCCCTTACTGGGGGTAGCACGACAGACTATGAGATCACTGGTTATATGTATGACGCAGTTACTGGTATAGCTACAGACGAAATAGTCAGGGGTGTAAAGAAGCTAGTAATACCTGCACTAGGGCTAACAGTAGAACCAGACGATGGTGATACAGTTTCTGGCCTAGGTGATAAGGTACACATTGATAGAGTTACTATCTACTACTCTGCTGGCCTTGCTGTTTTGTACGAGTGTGAGGTTAGAGAGTAATGGCTGGAAACTCTGTTAAGATACAGGTCAGTAAAACCTTTGAGGATAAACTTAAAGAGTTAGACGAACAGATAGAAGAGGATAAGCGTGAAGCTGTACGCAGTAGGGCATTAGAAGCCCTGAAGATGTCACAGCCGTTTGTTGACACTGGTGCCTACATGACCTCTTGGTCTATTTCTGTCGGCAGGGGTCGTCCTAGAGGTAAGTCATCAAGAGGCAGACCTAAAATGGATGCTGGTGCTGCGTTTCAGGAATCACTGCAAAACATCGAATCAGACCTAGCAAAACTTGATATGTCTAAAGATGAGTTTATACTTCGTAATGGCGCACCTCATGCTGACCCAAACTGGTCTGTCGAGAGAAAGTACAGGGTCTTTGCTAGATTAAAAGGTGGTAGCTAATGGCAAACATTGATAAGGACATTCGTGCTGCTTTAGAAAGTCAGTTATCTAGTATTACTGATGTACCATCTATAGCATACGAGAACGTGTCGTTTAGTCCGACGACTGGGAACAGTTACATCCAAGTATCTTATGCCCCACTAACAAGACGACCAGCCGCACGTGGACTAAGCCCACAACAAAGGTACGATGGTTTGTTCTTTATTAACTGCTATGCACCAGAGGGTAGTGGCCCTTCTGCTGGCGATACACTAGCCAAGAATGTTATGGAAGCATTTGAGGCAACCACAAAACTAACTCACAACAGTAAAACTGTTTATATTGACTATGCAGAAAGGCAATTAGCTTTTGTGGATAGCCCTTGGTATGTCGTACCTGTAACCATAGCTTGGTACGCTTATAACTAATTAGGAGATAACTCATGGCCTTTGCACAGGGTTCACGTTCTAGCTTGTCGTACATCGTAGAAAGCACATTTGGTACGACACCTGCTGGTAACTTTACAAACTTACCTTTTTCTACTCATTCACTAAACTTGTCTAAAGATCGTGTTGCTGGTAATGACATTCAGTCAGACCGTATGCCACGTGTTGATCGTCACGGTAACCGTCAGGTTGGTGGTGATATTGTCGCTGACATGCGTGATGCAGACTACGACGAGTTCCTAGAAGCTGCCATGCTAAACACATGGTCAACTAACGTACTTAAAGTTGGTACTACACCTAAGTTCTTTTCTATTGAGGACTATGCTGCTGACATCGACCAAGCACGTTTGTTCACAGGTATGACTGTCAACACGATGGGTGTTTCACTTGCCCCTAACCAAATGGTAACAACAACCTTTGGTATGGTCGGTAAAGACATGACCATCGGTGCTACAGAGAAAACTCAAGATGCAGCATCTGGTGCTTCACCTTTCGATGCTTACTCTGGTGACCTATCAATCGGTGACGTAGGTGCTGGTTCAGCATCAGCTATCGTTACTGGACTAGACTTCACATTGACTAACGGTTACGCACCTACATTTGTTGTTGGTGATGACTCAGCCCCCAGCCTAGAGTTTGGTCGTGCAGAAGTTGAAGGTACACTATCAGCATACTTTGAAGATGCTGCACTTATAAACCGTTTCATCAACGAAACAGAGACAGAGATTGAAGTGTCTGTTGGTGACGGTACAAACACAATGACATTCCTATTCCCACGTGTTAAGATTAACTCTGCTGACGTTGGTGTAGATGGTCCTACGAGCCGTGTAATCTCTATGTCTTTTGTTGCTCTATATGATACAACAGAAGCGACAAACTTGAAGATTACTCGCTCTGCGTAATCCCTAGCTAGGGCGGGGGGTGTTGGTGTCGGGTCTGGCATCCCCCACAATTAACCCGACTATCCCGAAAGGAACCTGACATGGATTTAAAAGATTTAACACCTAAGAGTGATGTAGTTGTAGTAGAACTAAAACACCCTGTAACACAAGAGCCCTTGTTGAATGAGGACGACAGCCCTATGACAATTTCGCTGTATGCACCTCACACTAAAGAGTACAAAGTGGTCCTTTGGGCAGTTACTGATGAACGACTAAAAGCGGCTGCAAAGACAGGTAAGATTGAAGTTAAAGCAGAAGATTTAGAGACTCAATCAATCGAAAGCCTAGCTAAAACTACAAAAGAGTGGAGTATTACTTTTGACAGTGAGAAACCTCCTCTTAGTTATGACAAAGCAAAACAGATTTACACTGAGGTGTTCTGGATTAAAGACCAACTTGAAGCTGCCTTGAGTAGCTACCTAAATTTTTTGAAGGGCTGATACGACAACTAGAGGACTATGCGGAACATCAGTTCTCATTGTTAAAGTCGTGTCAGTCAGGTGGTACTGAACGTGACCACTTAGAGCAAGTAGAGAAGCAGACAGGAATTAGACCAAAAGGTTTAGATGGTCCTACACTACCTTTTTTGTTGTCACACTTATGGTCTGCTTTTCTTCATCTTAACTCTAGCAGAAGTAGTGGGATGTCCTCTAACCCTATTACATTTCAAGAGATAAAAGCGTGGGCCGAATTAACCTCTACCCCACTAAATCCTACTGACGTAGAGATCATAAAGAGGTTAGATACCTTATATATTAGGAGTGCATAATGGCAAGGGCTGACCTTAAATATATCATTGGTTTTGAGACTAATGACTCTGACGTTGTTATGGCAACTAAAAGGCTAAAACAACTTCAAGACCAAGTTAAGTTCCTTGAGAACCAGCAAAAGCAAGGTGTTATTAGTGCTAACATCATGCGAAAAGGTCAGAAGCAACTTAATGATGAGATTGCTAGACTTCGTTCAGCTACTCAAAAAGGTGGTCAAGCACTAAGAGACTACATCACTCAAGTTGACAAAGGTGGTAAAGCCCTTCGTCGTAAAGAGATTGCAGCACAACAAGCTGGTTATCAGGTACAAGACTTTATCGTACAGGTTCAAGGTGGTACTAACCCACTTGTTGCGTTCTCACAACAGGCATCACAGTTGGCAGGTTTCTTTGCTGGCCCTTGGGGTGCTATGATTGGTTTGGGTATTGCTGCTGTATCTGGCTTGGTTATGGCGTTCTCTGCTGCTGGTCGGGCTTCCAAGGAGTTGAAAGAAAACCTTGAAAAAGACGTAGAGGACATGAACGAAAAGTTGAGGGAGTTATATACTGGCCTCAACCCCATGCAACAAAAACTTTCAGATGCCTTAGCTGCTGCACGTGCAGAAGAAGAAAAAGCCTTAATGGACTTTAATAGAAGGTTTGAAACTCTTGCTAGAATGGGTGTACATCCAGCCGATATGGGCATGGGGGTAGAAAACAGGCGCATGGAAAAAGCTGCCGCTGCTGTAAAAGAGGCTCAAGAGGACTTAGACCTTTATAACTCTAAGTTAAAAGAGATAAAAGACACTGAGGCCGCAAGAGCAAGAGAAGAGAAAGAACGTCAGAAAATTGCATCCGATACGGCAGCAGCACTAGCAGAGCAAGCAGCAGCAGACAAAGCAGCAGCAGAAGATGCAGAAAATAGACGAAAAGCTGCTGAGAAACTCCTAGAGAACTTTGGCATACAACTAAAGAACCGTGGTGCTATTGTTGGGCTAGAGGGTGAGTCACTGTTACTTGCTCAACAGCGTGTAGAAAAAGAAAATATTTTACGTCAGCTTGCGGCACAAGGTAAAGATATTAGTGACTATGAGGTCCAAGTGTTGTTGCGTAAACTTGGTCTACAGCACCAAGCAGAGATTACTGAGTATCGTATCAACAAAGCCAAAAAAGATAACCTAGAGGCTGAAAGAGAAGCTAAAAGATTAGCTGCTGAGAACTTACGTAGGCTACAACAAGAAACCCAATACTTAGATGACCTAGCTAGTTATATGGGTAAATCTTTTGAGGACGCTCTTGTAGGAATTGTAGATGGTACATCTTCTGTTAAAGATGCATTCAGATCAATGGCTGCTGACATTATTAGGCAGCTTTATCGTGTTCTTGTCGTACAACAGATGGTTGGTTCATTCGACTTTGCTACAGGTGAAGGTTCTGGTTTAGCAGGTTTCATTGGTGGACTATTTAAACGTGAAAACGGTGGCCCTGTTTCTGCTGGTACACCTTACCTTGTTGGTGAGAAGGGTCCAGAACTTTTCGTACCATCGTCTAACGGTAACGTAATGTCCAACAAACAAACAATGGGTGGAACTACTGTCGTCCAGAACATCAACATTTCCACTGGCGTACAACAGACTGTACGAAACGAAATCCGACAAATGATGCCAATGATCGCTGAAAGTGCTAAATCTGCTGTTGCGGATGGTAAACGGCGTGGTGGTAACTATGGAAGGGCAATGGCATAATGGCTATCACATATCCTTTATCTTTACCGACAAACATTGGTATGGCTAGTATAGAGCTACGTACCAAAAATACTGTTGCGGTATCTTCCAGTCCATTTACTTATAAGCAAACTGTACATGCATATGATGGTCAAATGTGGGAAGCTGACATAAGTTTGCCCCCTATGAACAGGGATGACGCAGAGTCTTGGATAGCCTTCTTAATGAGCCTAAAGGGTCGTTACGGTACTTTTCTACTGTATGATCCAGCAGCTAAAGTGCCACGTGGAACTATGCGTAACTCAGATATCACTGATGTAAATGGGTCGGCTGGAGATGATACTATCAGCCTCAATGCTACGTCTGGTAAGACACTAAAAGCAGGTGATTACATTCAGATTGGTACTGGCGTAAACTCGGCACTACATAAAGTCCTAGTAGACTTCACTGCTACTGGTACTGATGCAGACCTAGAGATATGGCCTAAACTTCGTAAGGCTCACACTGATGAAACTAACGTATCTGTAGAAACTGCTGTTGGTTTGTTTAGGTTATCTATGAATGAGACATCTTGGTCTGTCAATGACGCTAGTTTTTATGGTATCTCATTTGGTGCTGCGGAGGTTGTAGGATGAGCCGTACTATATCTTCTAGTTTACTTACAGCACTTACTGGTAGTGTTGTCGAACCGTTTTATGCTGTAGAGTTGTTCTTTGATAATGGTACACTTAGGTTTTGGACAGGTATTGGTGATAGGACTATATCAATAAACGGTACAGATCAAACTTTTACTGGTACTGGTTCTTTACTTAGCATAGGGCCTGCTGATGAGGTTTCTGATTTGTCTGCTAAGTCTATGTCAATAAGTTTGACTGGTTTGGATAGTGCTATAATTTCTCTGGCACTACAAGAGCCTTACCAAAGACGCATAGCTAAGATATACCTAGGAGAACAAACCGTATCTGATGTTATGCATTTGTTTAGTGGCTATATGGACACAATGGATATAACAGACGATGCTGATGTATCTACTATACAACTTACAATCGAAAGTAGGTTAGTAGAACTAGAACGTGCATCTAATTGGAGATATACAGATGAAAGTCACAAAACCCGACAATCTGGTGACACTTTCTTTTCTTACGTGCAAGGTCTACAGGACGCACAGATAGCATGGGGAAGAAAGAGTTAAACAAATATATCAGCAGTGTTTCTAATGTACCCTTTGAGTGGGGAGTGCATGACTGCTTCACTTTTACTAACAGTGCTTGGCAAGCAATGTATGGTCACGGTTGGGCCGATGACTGGGTTGGCAAGTACATGACAGATGGTCAACCAATGAGGCGTGATCAACTAAGGAAAACATTTAAGTTCTCTACCTTTGAACAAGCACTAGGGTCTAAACTAAAACCTTACGAAAGACCTATATATGGCAGCTTGGTAACTACCAAGAAAAGGCAGAGGTGGGTTATAGGTGTTGCTATGGGTATCTCTTTAGGGTCACGTTGTGTGTTCCTAACTAAAGATGGTCTAGTTAAATTACATGCAGAAGATGTAGAAAGTTGTTGGATACCAAATGTCTAAGTATAAATTAGGTGATATTACAGTCAAACACTGGAATGACTGGGATCATGTGCCACGTGACCCTCTTACTATCGGTATTATGGTTACACAAGGTGTTGGCCTGTCAACGGCTGCTGCATTAGCTTCAGCAGGTACTTGGGGACTTAGCACTTACCTTGTGGGTTATATTACAAAATACGCTGTCAGTACACTTGTTACATCTGCTTTGCTATACGCCCTGTCTCCAAAACCTAAGATGGGAAGTTCTGCTGGTAGCGGAGGTACTCTGGTAAATGCTAGAGGCTCTGTTAATCCAGCAGAGGTTGTGTATGGTCAGATACGTAAAGGTGGTACAGTAACTTTTATAGAAACTCAAAATACTTCTGGTGGGTACAATAAAATACTCCATCAGATTATCGTACTTGCTGCACACGAAGTAGAAGAAATAGGTGACATATATGTAAATGATGAAGTAGTAACTATGTCAAATGAGAATGTTACCTCTTCTCCTTACAATGGTTATATGAAAATATATAAGCATAAAGGTAATCAAACATCTGCTACAGACAGTTTTGCTAATAGTTCATCAAACCTACAGAACACTCTACATGCAGAAACCAGTGCTACTACAGCTTTTGTAGGTAAGGGTGTTGCCTATCTATACTGTAGACTTGTATACGACCAAGATGCATATGCTAATGGTTTACCTACCATTACGGCTGTAGTAAAAGGTAAGAAAATTATAACAACAGTAAATGGTACAGAACAGGCAGCTACTTATACCAACAATGCTGCTTGGGTTATCAGGGACTTCTTAACAAGTTCATATGGTCTTGACGATGACCAGATTGACTATGCTACTTTTGAAGCTGCTGCTGATGTTTGTGATGATACAGGCATTGTGTCGGACTCTACAGAACAATATCAGGTAAATGGTGTTGTTAGTCTTGCTACCCCAAAAGGGGACGTACTTACAGAGTTTGTTGCCGCTTGTGGTGGCTCATTATTCTGGGGAGGGGGTTACTGGAGACTATATGCAGGTGAATATGTAGCACCCACTAAAATACTGACCCTAGATGATCTAAGAGGTCCTATAAGCCTTAAAACCAAAAGCCCTTTGCGGGACAACTTTAATAGGGTTTCTGGCACGTTTATTGACAGCTCAAACCACTGGATTAGTACAGAATACCCAACTGTTGTTTCTAGTGTATTTACTACAGATGATAATGGCGTAGAGTCAACTATGGACTTGCCTTTACCTTATACAACAAACGCTTTAGCTGCTCAACGGTTAGCTAAGATGATGATGTATCGTAGTAGAGAACAAATTAGCCTTACTGCTGATTTTGGACTAGAGGCTCTTGACATCGAAGTTGGAGACTTCATCAAGTTTCGTAACGACAGGTATGGTTGGGGTTCTGTAGTAAATGCAGGTAGCTTTGTAATCGGTGAAGAATACGAAATCAACACTGTTGGAGATACTGATTTTACAGCTATCGGAGCATCCTCAAATACAGCAGGTGTAACCTTTACAGCCACTGGTTTTGGTGACTTAAACACAACAGGTACTGCCATTGAATTATCTACTGATAAGGTATTTGAGGTTGTTGGTTGGAGAATTAACCCTGACCCAGAGAACAACGATCTTAGGATAAACTTAAATCTAAAAGAGACAAGTGAAGCTGCTTACGGTTTCAGCATACAAGACGAAAACACTATTGTGTCAAACAACTCTTCGTTGCTGAAATACTACGAAGTACCTAACATTACTATCAATGCCTCAAAAGAATATAGGGAAGTAAACCAAAACGTACTTAATGCCCTTATCATTAATGTTACAAGCACTAACCCAGAACGTATAGACTCAGTTATCGTTAAGTACAAGAAGAGTACAGAATCAGATTATAAATCTGTAAGTCAATCTATTCTTACTGGGGGCGGTAACAGTGTTGGTCGTTTTGAAATTGTCGGTATTGAGGCACCCGCCAAAGATCAAGCACCCATAACTTATGATATATCAGTAACACCTGTTAATGGTTTTGGTTTTAGGGGTGCGGAACAGGAAACAACATTTGATGTAACAGCAGATACAACTGCACCTTCTGCACCATCTTCACTTAGTAAGACTTTATCTGGCGGTACAGTTTTCCTAAATTGGCCAGCAGTTAGTGACTTAGATTTATCCCACTACAAGTTGTATCACACTACAAATACTTCTGCTACCTTTAACCCAAGTACATTAACTGACTTAGTAGAGAAGATTGCTAGACCTGCTACTTCAATCTCTGCACCTGCACTTGCTGGTAAGTTCTTTGTCTCTGCTGTTGATAAAACAGGAAATGAAAGTACAACAGCAGCTACAGTTACAGTAGCAAGCAGTGAGTTACCGTCACTTGATCAAAGTCAAGACTCAGATGAACACTCGTCGTTTAGTGGCAACAGTTCTATAAGTAATGTAAATGTTACCGTGTCGGGTGGTAGACTTTTCCAGACAACTGCCTCAACAGGTACTGATGGTATATACTACTTTAGTCACGATGGTAACAACTACTTTACTGTTGACGCAAATACTCCACGTACAATCAGGTTATCTTATGAAATAGCATATGATAGAAAGGTTACTACTGCTGTAAACGGTTCTATCCAATGGGATAGCATCCCAGGAAATTGGGATACATGGCCTGGGAATTTTGATACTTGGACAAATGAAACAGCGGCATTCAACGATCACCAAGTGGTTGTACAAGCTAGGGCAGCTAACACAGTAGGTGGGCTATCTTCTGCCTCTTGGGTTAATGCAGCATCTGAAGTAGTTGGTCAATATGTACAATTTAGAGCTATACTATCAAACACTAACACTAACGTAACTTCGTCAATCTCGACACTAACAGCTATAGTAGAATACTAAGTTAGGATTTATACATGCCAAATCAACATGATTTCATCATTGATAATGATACAGCGGCAAACGCAAGGGACGACATAAACCAAGCGTTACAAGCACTAGCATCATTGTCAAACGGCCCGACCGAACCGACTACAAAATACGCATATCAACTCTGGTATGACACTACTAACAACCAACTTAAAATGTACGATGGTAGCAGTGATTGGCTTGTAGTGGGTAATGTAGATTTCTCTGGTGATACCTTTACGCCAAGCGGTGGTATACCAACAGGGGCAGTAATGGCATTTGCTATGAACTCTGCCCCTAGCGGTTGGCTTGAGTGTAATGGTGATGCGGTATCTAGGACTACATACTCATCTCTGTTTACTGCTATTAGCACAACATACGGTGTTGGGGATAACTCCTCAACCTTCAATGTACCAGACTTACGTGCTGAGTTTATTCGTGGTTGGGATGATGGTAGAGGTGTAGACAGTAACCGTACCTTTGGTTCAGCGCAGCTTGAC